GTTCTTGTTACCACTTTTAATAGCAATGATTATGAAACTGAACGAACGGCTGCTGGGTGGCAAACGCATCAAAATTTCTTTGGTATAGCTGTAGATATTTCACATGATGGTTCGGTTATTGCAGTTGGAGGGCCTGGTCGTATAGCTAATGAGGTGACGAAGGGTTATGTTGATGTATACCATTACGATGGTTCTGCATGGGTTAAGCGTAATAGTGGCGGCTCGATGAACGTGTCTGTCCTAGGTGTCCAAAATTCATCTGCGTTCGGTCATGCTCTTAGATTGTCCGGTGACGGTTCTATTTTAGCTGTCGCAGCTTCAAGAAGAGCAAATATGGGCAGTGGTCGTGTATTTACTTATGATGCGGTTAATGATAGTTTTTCGGCAACATCCGATCTTTTACCTTCTAGTGCGACAATGCCTGCATCTTCTTCCATGTCTATAGATATAGATTCGAATGGGGAATGGCTCGCGCTTGGTTTTCCATTAAACAATGATGGATCTGGTGGAGGTGCTATTTACGTATATCAAAAGGTAGCTGGTACTTGGACATTATTCGACCATGTAATATCTAATACCGAATTCCCTGCCATACCCGGAGACCCGCGTGCCGATTTCTACTTAGGTAGAGCTTTGGCTTTGGCTGATGGCGGCGCTTTCCTTCACGCGGGTGCGAAAAATGCCGGGAGCACGACGAAACCGAATCTTGTCGCGACATTTACAAATGGCTATGGTGCGCCTACGTTAGTCGAGCTTCCACTCGAGATGTTAGCAGACACTAAGCTTAAGATACACGGAAACGTGGAAGCCAATTATTACTTCGGAGACGGTACTCAACTCACACTCCCCGATTTCGCCTTTGAGACAGATCTCGCGGATAATTCTTCTAGGATCGATCAGTTAATCACTGATGTGAACAGTCTCGAAGTCGCAACGACGCAGGCCGGCGGTGATACGGCACTCAATCTCGCGGATAACGCTGCGAGGATAGGTGTATTAGAAACCGACGTTTCCGATCTTCGAATTGACGTAGATTCGAATGCTCAACGTGTAACGTATATCACCTCTACACCCGAAACGACTATAATCGGTTCTAATTTAGATGTTACTGGTAACATCTTCTTCCGTGGTGATCGTTTCGTCGTTGATTCTGAGACAAAGGTTATTACAGATCCTATCATAGGTTTGGCCAATAATAATACACTGTCTTCGACTGATATAGGTTTCGTCATGCAACGCCCGACAGCGAACGTAGCTCTTATCCATCACGGAGACGCTTCTGCTACTAACGCTGGTGAGTTTACCATTGGTTATACTCAGGATTCGTTAGAGGCTGCCGAGGTAACTGTTGATACCGGAAATGCGATCACCGTTAACGTATTAGGTGATCTCATCACACAAGATACGGTCACAGCTACAAGGTTCGTGGGTGATGGTAGTGGACTTTCTGCTTTTGCTTTCCACATAGAAGCTTCTGGTGGAAACATGTTAGACACTAAACCAGTCATGAATGACACAAATACCACTCTCACAGTAGGATTTGATCACAGTGTTGACGAAAGCAACGCCAGTGCCGGATTTATAACTACGACAGGTCTTAATAGGGGTATGTATATCGCACCTTCTACGGGTGTGTACAGTGTATCATGCAGGGTTCGTTTAACTGATTACGTATCAGCCGATCAAACCGTTAAATGGTACATTAAGAGGACTGATGGCACCGAGGAAGAATACGAGCATTTCGAATTATTCGTAACACCCGGTAGCGGTCTTCATGCGACTACAAGTACCACAGTTGTTAAACTGGTACAAGGCGAGGCTATTTACCCTCGTGGCGATGGTGCGGATAGTTCTATAAGCTCTGCCACCTTCAGTGGACAATACATAGGTACATATTAAATTAAAAAAAATAACCTAGACCAATATTAGATATGCCAGTAGAAACACCTCAAGGTAAACTCGACTTTAAAAATGTAAATCGAGTTACCTTTCATGGCACAAGTTCAAATACAATTGTAAGAACCGATACAGCGAGTCTAGGTATTGGTGTTACTTCTAGTGACATTTCATCAAATTTATTTGTTAATGGAAATGCTTATGTTTCTACGGGGTTAACAGTTAACAGTAGTTCAAATTTGAACGCCATAAATTTGAGTGGACACATTCTCCCCACTGTCAACGCACAATACGATTTAGGATCTGCGGAGTATAAAATTCGACACTTGTTTTTGAGCGACAATTCTTTATGGTTAGGAGATGAAACAAAATTATCATTTTCAAATAATCAAGTTAAATTTAGAAAACGTAAAAAAAATATAACACCCGCAGCTATATTAGAATTACCGGGTGCGAGTGAAACAGAAGCTTTACAGTTTAGTAAAAAAGAAACCGTAAACGATATGAAACTTGAAAATTGGATAGCATACGCAAAAACAAAAAAGCCTGAAATAGATATATCTGATATTTTTAGAGACGATGACACGGATTTTGAAACTACATCTATATCCGAAGATTCGATTAAAGATTTAGAAAAGAAACTTGAAATAGAAAAGTCCAGAAACGATGCTCTCGAGGCACGTATTACGGCGCTTGAAAAATTATAAATATTATTTCTTACAAAGCGAGTGAGTCACGCTTTGTAAGAAAATAAACTCCATACATACTAGTAATGGCGTATGAATCGACAACGGATAATTTTCAGATTCGAAATGCCGATAAAATTACATTCGTTGGTACATCAAATACTATAATTGATACGACCACAGGCCGAATTCAAACAAATGGATTTCAGCATAATTCTAACGTGATTCTCGATATTTCAACCGGTGATCATTCAGTTGATACATCCATTATATCTAAATTCACAGATCCTCAAACAACTAATGTTCGGGTTCTCGTTGATGGTTTAACTGAAGTCGGTACAAATCAAATCGTAAACGGTCCGGATCCAGTTGGAAACGAAGTTTCGTACGACTCCGATGAAAAATACTGGATTATTAATGGAACTAATACATCTAACATATCGGTCGAAGCAAATACCTTTATTGAAAATAATGACGCTCATTCCGTGTCTATATGGTTTAATTCTTCTAATATAGAAGAAAATGTATCTAATACGTGTATTGTTTCTATCGCATCTGTAATTAATTTGAATACAAATAATGTTAATATTCAACAAAATACGTGGCATAATCTTACTTATACGTATGAAGGTTTGGGTGGGTCACAGATCATCTATTTAGATGGTCGACAAGTTTCTAATACGTACACCGATGTAAATTTACCCACAAATACAACTAGCATTCCTATACAATTCGGCGGTGGAAATATAAATAAAATTGCGAATTTCAGGGTTTACGATGCTTTTATAGATCGAAATCGAGTCATGGAAATATGGGACGCGTATAAAGATTATTTCGGTCGCGCAAAATCGCAACTTACGATACGACAAGGTAAATTAGGTATAGCAACACAATATCCCGATACTCGTTTCAGTATATCAGATAATCCGCATATTATAGAAAAAATTCCCTCAAAACCAATAACTGCCTACGACGGTGAATTTAAAGTGAGTGCGAGTTCAATACATTCTAATACTACAGCGTATAACGCATTTAACAACATGACGGTTAATGATGTTTTAGATCATAGTCCTCCCATTGGATCCCCGCCGTATATACATTGGTCACAAGATGGTTCTGGTGACTATAATATAACAACTGGAGACTGGAGCGGTGGATATATAAATTCCGTGACTACTACGAATGTAGAAGGTGTTAATAGATACGGGCACTGGCTTCAAATCGAATTTCCTCATAAAGTTAAATATAATCATTCTGTTATACAGGGGCCGTTCGGTCATACCGGAAATCAACCTCATACGGGGTGTATTGTAGGAACTAACGATTTAACAAACGCGTGGACAATATTAGACGATTTTTCGGGTAAAGTTAGAAATTATAGTTACCATTCCGTGACGTATAAACCATCCAATTTAGTTACACAATACTTTAAATATATTAGACTCGTCATAGAAAAATTAGGAACTGGAGGTTCTCGCGCCGGTATAGATAAATGGGATATATACGCCGTTCGCGAAGAAGAACAGACTACGATCGACGACGGTACTTTAATTTTATCGCGTAAATTGGATGTTCGTGGAGATTTATATTATTCGGGAATGTTACGTAACTTGAGTTACATGGAAGATGTCATACGTAGTTGGAATCCGCATTATTGGTGGGATATGGATGATGATCAATATTTAGAAGGAGGGCTTAATGAAGGTGATACGATAAATTATGTTCATAATAAAAGTGGAAATTGGGTAGACAATTATTTATCCGCTACGAATTGTATTACCAGATACATAAATGGAAGAAGATTTTGGACGGGAACCGATTCTTCGGGTCGTATGGTTAGTAGAGATAAGGATGTTTTCGGTGGCGGTGTAACTGAAAAGATAGGAGATTTAACATCTATATTTCACGTTGCGTGTACATCTCCTTACGAGATAAACCGCGTCGGTGGTTATTATCATGATTCATTTAGTAGCAGTGATCGAAATTTTGTTGCATGGGACAGTATCACAGGAACCCGGAATGGGGAATTAATTTTATATAACGGCTCTGAATATGGTTTAGACGATGGTGGCACATCTACCGCTGGTGGAATTTTGGGATTGGGTGGTTCTTCAAACACAGACCGCGCAGTTCATTGTATCATGTCTAAAGCGAATAATGCGTTCAATAGAAACGAAACAACGCATGCTAGAGGTATTAATAATCATATAAGTGTGGCTACATTAACAAGAGGTAATTTAACAACTAATCTATCCAGTGATATTATTAACCCGGGTACTAATACTTCTGATGCTATTGTTTGGGGTAACAAATACTCACACGATGTGCATAATCCGGGTAATTTTTTCTACGCGGAAATGATCGTTTTTAAACGTAACAGGGGTATAATAAGTCAATCACAAGTTAATTTTTTACAAGAATATTTTAGATTCAAGTATCAACAAGGTGGTATTGGTTTGCAATATTCGGTATAAATCATTTCTCATGTTATAATAGATGTCTGTCACAACTTTAAGAACATTCTTGAACGTGAAAGATTCCCACTTACGTGTGGTTTCAGGCAACGTGTACGCACAGGCAATGAACATAGGTGGGATAAATATAGATACCACACACGGACTAGAAGCTGTAACTAATACCGGAAATATTTCGTATACTACATTACAATTTGCGGATTTGACTACAGCCTTTGTGACTACAGCCAATGTTGAAATAGGTCGTGATATCGATATATCTGGTAACGCAATTATATCGAAAGACTTGAATATAACTGGTAACGTAGATATTATATCGGATACGGTCATATCCGGTGATACCGATATTTTATCGGATTTATATGTCACAGGGAATGCTGATATTTCTTCTAACGTATCTGTATCCGGAAGTACTACACTAGAAAACGTTATAGCAAATCAAAATTTGAATGTCGCTGGTAATGTAGATGTTACATCCGATTTAGCAGTAAATGGGAATGTAACCGTTTCTAAGGAAATGACTGTTAATAAGGATATTACCACTACCGGAAACGTGAGTGTTGCGAATTATATTAAATATGATTCCGCGTGGTTTTATGCGTATAGTGGAACATCCGGTGGATCTGGATCTTTTGACAATTACAGCGGATTCGTTCCTTGGGGATCCGTGACATCTGGATCGAGTCACTTTACGACGAGTGTAACTACATCAGGTGGCTATTATACAGCGCCTATAGATGGTATTTATCACTTAGACACGTCGGTTTTAAATTATCCACATGCGAGAACGGGTCTCTCAGAAATATTTTTTTCGATAAATGGAAATGTTAATGGAGTATTAAACGGTTTTGGATATAATAGGAAAAATAACATGCCCGAGGAAGAAAGTTTAACTTCATCTACTACTGTCAAATTAAATAAAGGTGATATCGTGAAAGTGTATGTTACTAATATAGATTGTTATACGACAACAAACTCAGTATTTTTTAGTGGATATTTAGTTACTAGAATATAATATATACGTATTTTAAATGGCTTTAGAGTCCTACGTAGCGTCGTTAACTATATATAAACTATGTAATGAGAACTTTCCGGCGACCGGTTATGAATATAAAGATATTCAATTTCCACGTGGATACAGGAAACCTACAAAAGAGATGTACGATTATACTTTTGAACAAAATTTAAACAATGAACTTTTTAAGATACTTCGTAAACAGCGTGATAAATTACTAAGTGAATCGGATTGGCTATTAGCAGAAGATTATCATTTAACAGATGAAAATTACAACGAATGGATAAAATACAGACAACTTTTACGAGACATACCGTCTATCACGAAAGATCCGCGAGAAGTAAATTGGCCAACAAAACCCAAAGTTATTAAAGGTGAATGTTCCAATATGAATGAAAATTTTGAGATTAAACAACTCATAACAGAAAACGCACAGTTACGCGCGAGAATGGTAAAACTCGAGAAGCGCATAACAGACTTAGATTTAAGTATAATACAACTTAAACGCGCTAAAAAGAAAGCTTAAAGAATTAAATGCTATATAAAATATGCCCGCTCCTATGGTGTAGTTGGTAAACACAGTGGACTTTGAATCCACTACCCCAGGTTCGACTCCTGGTGGGAGCTTATTCAGGTGGAGAGGGGGGTCGGTGTCCACTACATGGGACAAATACTACGAATTACGGGCATCGGCAAAGGCCAACTCTAACTCGAAATCTGAATAACCGTGATTAGACAATTCCACAAGGTGCCTTAAATAAGAGGAGTCCCCATACTTGTAAATTGCTAATCACACCCGACTTATACGTAGGAGATTAATAAGACTGTTCACCTTAATTAAGCTCCTAGAACAAGCGTATAACGAAGGCTCAATCTCTCGTAGCTCAGCGGTAGAGCGGCAGGCTGTTAACCTGTAGGCCATCGGTTCGAACCCGGTCGAGAGAGAATACCCACCTTTTACAAATGCGTCACATTTGTAAAAGATGTTTTATATTAGTAGGATGAAGTATATAGCTCACAGGGGACTTTCCAGACTTTATAGAGATAATAGTATCGAGGCTATAAAAGAGGCTTTATCACAAAATTATTATGGAATCGAGATTGATGTACAATTATGTAAATCGGGGGAAATTGTGCTATATCACGATGTATATACTCCGGGTGGGTTTGTAGACGAATTAGAACTAGCAGATGTAAAAAAAATGGGTATATGTTCTTTAAAGGAAGTATACGATCAACTTCCTCATATACGCGATGTCGTACTCATAATAGATATCAAAGGATCTAATAATAAGGTGAGCAGTGCGTTAAATAAGTTTTACAGTAAAGAAGATACGAGTAAGATTTACTTTTCGAGTTTTAATCGTAAAATCACGAATGATATGTCTATATTATTTAATATAGGTACTACATTTGAGACTACATATCTAACTTCAGAATATGACATGATTACCAAAGGTATAACATGCGTAATTATCCATTGGACATGTTTGGATAAGGAATTTATCGCTTTTTGTAAAGATAAAAACATAAAAGTTTTTACATACACACATAAAGAACCTCAGGAACTTGAATACATGCTTAGATATGATGTTGATGGGATTATCACAAATGGATAAGATTAAAGATAAGGGTCGTATAAAAAGTACAAATGTCTTGTACCGCCACCATTCGACCTATCGTTAACACGAACAATGCTTCTAAGATTAAGCAAAACACAACAAGTTCTAAAAAAGTACCGACTCGACCACCTCTTAGATCTCTCAATCGCCCAAATGATTATCTATCCGTAGCTGAACGCGTAAATGGCCGCGCTGCCATGATCGGATTTACTTCTGCCGTGATTGATGAGATGATGACAGGTCATTCTATCAGCACACAATTCCAGGAGAACATTGGACTTTCTGTAGCTGTTGCGGCTTTGGCCTTTCTTGGTACAGCATCCAATCCCAAGGATGAAGGTTATGTTCAGGGTTTCTGGAAGCCCGAAACCGAACTCATTAACGGACGACTTGCTATGATTGGTATTATATCACTACTCCTCACGGAATCTCTTCATCCCCAAGTTCCTCTATTCTGAGCTTAAAAAAATAAAACCGTATTATAATATAAAACATGTCAGGTGGAATTGCACAGTTAGTGGCTATTGGTGCGCAGGATGCGCATATTGTAGGCCGCCCAGAGGTGAGCTTTTTCCGTTCTACCTATAAACGTCATACAAATTTTTCGCAAACCGTTGAGAAACAGGTTATTCAGGGTAATCCAGCGCCTAATGGTATGTCCACGATACGCTTCGAGCGTAAGGGAGACTTACTAGGCTTCGTTTATTTAGCTCCTCGCAGTGGTACTAAAATGTTCACTCCCGCAGAGTGGACTACCCAGATTTCTAAGATTGAACTTCTCTGTGGAGGTCAAGTTATAGATACTCAAGATTCCAACTTCTCTCAGTTTGTAGCTCCGGCTCTTATGGCTTCTAACTTCACTAAATCTGTTTCTGGTCACGGAGCGGATAGTAGCAGTGATACTACCAAATCTCGATTCTATCCCTGTCGTTTCTCCTTCTGTGAAAACTGGCAGTCCGCTTTACCTTTAGTAGCTCTTCAATTTCATGATGTTGAATTACGTATTACATGGGGTTCGAATGGCGGGAATCCTTTTGATCATAGCTGGGAGTGCTACGCTCATTTCGTGTATCTCGATTCCGATGAGCGCTCCGTACTTTCCCAATCTCCTCAAAACATGCTCATCACACAAACTCAAAAATCTACCCCCTCTCTCAGTACCATACAGGAGCTAACATTTAATCACCCAGTTAAATATTTATGTGCGGCTGATGGCAGCGATTTAACCATTGCCGCTGACGGTAATAAAGTTAAACTTCAAATTAATGGAACCGACGTAACCGACTTCAAGTATACAGATCCCCATTACACATCCGTGTCTGAGTATTATCACACAATCGCATCTACACCTTCTACTAATGGAAACAATAAGAAGCGATTTATTTACCCTTTCTGCTTAGAAACAGGGAAATTGCAACCTACAGGCTCGCTGAATTTCAGTCGTTTAGACAGTGCACGCTTAGTCAGTGAAACCGAAGTTCACGAAGATGATATTTATGCCGTAAATCTCAATATCTTACGTATAGAATCTGGAATGGGTGGATTAATGTACAGTAATTAAATCCTATATAATAATAAAAATGTGGATGTTTCTATTCCTCGTATTTTTCGTTTTTATGATCACCTACGATCCTAAATCCGGAACGCTTAATAAATACATACCTTCTCAAAACGCCCCGTGTAAAGATGGACATTATCAGGAGATTCAGTTTGGAAAATATGGACACGATTGCCCTACACACGAAAGATCTAAAATGGGTGCGATTGTATCTACTTAAAAACAAAAAGTCTTTATAACATACATGTTTGCCCTCGATAGAGAAACCGCTATCATAGTAGGTGTAATCGCGTGCGCGATTGCTTCGTATTATATTTACACCGATCTTAAAAAGTCGAAAGATGATATAACCAAGATTAAAACATTCTTGGATAATGTTACTTCTGAACCACCCCCCGATATGTATATGCGAGGAGCACCCCCACAGGCAGTGACACATGTTCACCCTCAGGCAGTTACTCGCGACGTCCAACCAGAGATTGTACACGAAAATTCAAACCCCGTACCAAAATCCCCCGAATAAACTTGTCAGGGGATTATAGAAGCTAATGAGCGATGAAAAAACACAAAGCGATTGCTATACCAGTTACGTTTGCCGGAGATACACCCCGTTTTCTCACTGTTAGGGATAAGAGATTCAAGGAATGGATATTCGTAACAGGTGGATGTAGGAGACGAGAAATTTATCAGCCTTTAAGGACGGCCTTACGTGAACTTGAAGAAGAAACTCGTGGAGTATTATCACTAAAGAAAGGTGAGTATACGAGTTATACATTTAATGTTAAAGAAAGTAATAACGTAGAACTAGAATACACGGTGTTCATATTTTTTGTAAATTTCTCAAAAATAGAACAACTTGAATTGGTTAGAAGATTTAACGAAGAAAAGTATAAAATGCATACAAAAAAAATACATATGAAAAGAACCTATGACGAAAATGATTTTATGAGTTTTGATACATTACCAGAATTTAACTTGAGGCGAAGATGGGAACGGATAATACATAATGTATTAGAAAATCCAGAATTTTACGCTTGCGTGACTTCTTTAAATAGAAAAACATTTTCTATAAAATAATGAAGTCTAAGAATTATATTTTGAAACAAATAAAGGATCTTCTCATAGATAGAAAATCGTATAGTGATGACAAGGCAGATAAGTATATAGAAGATATTAAAACAAAAACAGTTTATGAACTTTTAGTTATGAAAAAAGAATTATCTGTACAGGAAGAAATACTTAGAGATGTATCTTGTAGAGCATCAATTTGGCACGAAGAAGAAGATTAAAAAGAAGAATTTATTACAATGTAAGTATGTTTAAATCATGGTGTCGTAGACAAGGTTTTGTTAATGGTTCCAATCTTTCACATGTGTTCATGGACGGTGGTGTCCTATCTGTTCCTTTTGAAAGACTGAATGATTTTTATGAAGAATATATAAAAGCTATACAATCGGGTGAAAAGTTATTTGTTGTTGAACAAAAAACTGATACATTTAATTTTTTCGTTGATTTGGATTATAAAGACGAAGAAGATATCCCATTCGAAAGATTAGAAGAATACATTCGAACTATATGTGATCGTGTCACTCATTACAACGGAAAGGATGTACTCATATCCGCGGCAAGTCCTAAAGAGTGTGGTAATAATCTAAAAAAATATGGAATTCATATGAATTGGCCAGGTTTCGTCGTAGATCACGGTTCTGCCATGGCTTTACATTCTCATATAGTATCGGCATTAAATATCATGTTTCCTGGTAAATCGTGGAATGATATTGTCGATACCGCTGTTTATGGAGGGGGTAGAAGAAATGTAAAAGGTAGTGGTTTTAGAATGCCATGGTCTCATAAATACGTGAAAGGTGAAATTCAAAGTGAATACAGACCTGTACTTATTTATACACACGAAAAGGGTACATTAACTCGGATATTTGATAGAAAGCCCACAGTTGATATCATGCATATGGCTACGGTGAGAACGTCAAGTACAGATATTAATGTAGTAGAAGGTTCGAGTCGTGATGAAGGTTCGTTTACAGTTACCGAAATGAAAAATGAATTTCGGGATGAATCTACATCAAGAGATCTCGAACTATTCATTCGGAAAGAACTGGAAGGTCAGTCTAGAGCGGAGATACGTAAAATATTCAATGATAAAAATACATTTCTCGTGTCCTCTACTTCTAGATATTGCGAAAATCGGGGAAAATCTCACGCATCGAATCACGTTTGGTTCCGTGTAGCGGGAAGAACTATTCAACAAAGATGTTTCTGTACATGTGAAACGATGAAGGGTAGACGGTTCGGGTATTGTAGAGATTTTTATGGCAGAAAACACATTTTACCAGATTCGATTTATGCTAAATTATATCCGAATGGTTATTCCCCACCCACCATATCCACACCACAAAATATATGTATGGCATGTCCGGAAGAAAAGAAGATCGATTCGGTTTTAGTTTGTGATGAAATACAGAAATTTATTAATAGAAATATGATAACGGACACGTTAGTAAAAGTGACTAATATGTCGAAAAAAACAAAAAATATCAGAATGATTAATACAAATCATATTTGTTCAGAGTGTAAAAAGAAAAATGTTCAATTTAAAATATCAAAAAATCGTATAATTCAAGTTTGTTCGTGTAATTCTAGAGAGCATAATTTATCAGATAAAGTAATACGCTTACTATAAAAATGTTACAATTGATTTTATTGGGAATGGTAATATTCATGGTTTCTAAATTAGCTATAAAAGACAAAGAAGTCGACGAAGTTGCTAAAATAATAAAAGAAACGCACAAATATTCAGGTATATATCCAACGTTATACAAGACGTTTTTGGCTAATATGAGTCTAGCCAGTGATTACATGAACGAAGAAAAATTTAATCGTTCACAATCATCATTGATTAACGCGGTTGATAATCTTAACGACATGGCTCATTACATGATTTTAACGGATGGGGATTTAATAGACGAAATCGCGGAGATAAGTGATAGATTGGGGATTACATTCGAACGTATTTTAATGAAAAAGTGTCTTATTAAAGGTGAAAATTACAGGCCTAAATATATTTAAAAAGAATTGACACCGTTAATAAAACATGAGTATGAATGTTACACGCACTCGTTCTGGTAGAATTTCTAAAACACCCGATCGAATGAAACCAACGGAAGACATCGTAGAGGATGATTTTGACGATGATGAGTATGACACGGATTATGACGGGTCGTGTGATGAAGAATTGTGCGAAACTGATAGCGAAGATGAATGTGTCGATAGTGATGAGGACGAAAATGGAAACTTAAAAGGATTTGTCGTGAGCGATAACGAAGATTCGGATGACGAATACGAAGCTTAAAAAAATAAAGTATTAATTATTCACATGGAAACTGAATTAGGAAATCCTATAGAATATAATCCTCAAATTATAGATAAAGAGGTGCGTGACGATAGCGAACCTATACAACATCACATACCTGATAATATGAACGATCAGCAGTATTATTACCCTCCTCAACCACCGCCTTATATTATGTCACCCGACTCAGTACCACAAAAATCAACAGATATTTTTGCGTCTTTGGATAAAGTCGCATATATAGTAATATTTGTAGCGTTTATATTAGGATTTTTCATGGGGAAAACTCTCCAGCCAGTTATTCTTAGAACTGGGTGAGAATGGTGTAAACGTTTTAATAGGTTTTTCCGTATTCTCGATTTTTCTACTGGTAATTACTGGACGGACAACACCGTCAATAATTACTTCAGATGCCTTTTTATCCTCATCATCTAATAATTCTATATCAGTGACTACAAAATTTTTATCACTTTTATTTGTTTGCATGTAACTGACAGTCATCGTATTATTAAAAGTGTACATTTTAATAATATGAGATTTGTGTTGATATTAAAATTAGTTAGATGATACTTCTTCGCCTTCTTCTACCTTATCCTCCCCATCTGTAACAATAGCATTAACAGATTCCTCGTCTTCTTCTGGTATAGACATTTCCGCTTCGCGCTGTTTACGGCGTTCTTCAATTTCCTTAGCCACTATAGCATCAGCCTCTTTTACTAATTCTTCCATGGGAGTATCAGGCTTTTCTCGTTGTAAACGTTCAATCACTTCAGCTGGATGACTAATAGGTGCTTCATCGGGTTTATTATAATACTTAGAGTTTTCATCGCCAGATTTGAAGTAATTAGTTTTACCGTCAGAAGATTTGACCTTTTGCATATCAGCCTTACGCTCATTAAACATCTTCGCAGCCATAGCCTGATTTTCCCTGTAACCAGTCATTAACTCTTCAAGTTTTTCGTTCGTATAATGAGAGTCTTCAATTTTGGTTGGAT